AAGAATTTGAATACATATTGCCTATTGAGGTAATTGAAGGTACAGAATATTTGTACGTAAGCGAAAGGGATATAAAATATATCTCAAATACTAATGGAATATTAAAAATAAAAGACAATGTTTAAAGACAAAAAAAAGAAGACAAAAGTGGCTAAATCAGCACCGGTAAAAACAAGTAAAGCTTATAGTGAGCAAATTCACGATATGTTGGTAGAGGCAGAATTAATGCTTGACAAAGCACCAAAAACTCTTGAAGTTCGTGGAGCCTCAAAGAAACTTAACATTGCAATTGCTAGTCTTGCACAGGCAGGTAAGTTTGCAGAAGTTAAAGAATAACTAGAGTTATCACACACTTATTAGGATAGCCCTGCTTGACAGTAGGGCTATTTTTTTGTATATTGCAATATTATGAACATATTTGAGATTGAAAACAACGTAGTAACATTCAGCCCACAAGCATTAATGATAGCACCATTTAGGGCTTTATGGGATGCTGATGATTCTAAAGATAAGATACAAGCTACAGGAGAGCTGTCTTATGTTTATTACATGGCAGATGAGAGAAGTGATTTTATGCACATACTAGATAATGACGAAAGAGCAGAAGAGGTTATAAGAATATTAGATCTTCCTAAAGGTTTAGATAGAACAAGAAAAGATTTAGTCCGTGCTATAGGATATTACACAAAAGCATCAGAGACTACAAGTACTAAGCTGCTTCAAAGCACTAGGTTAGTTATTCAAAAGATATCTGAGTTTCTTGATAATGTTAATATGGATGAAAGGGACGAAAGAACTAAAAAGCCAATCCATGACATTGGAAAAATAACAGGAGCAGTAGAAAAGATACCTAAACTCATTAAGGCAATGAATGAGATTGAGAAAGAAGTAATAAAAGAAAAAATGCTTAAGGCTCAATCTGGAAACAGAGTTAGCTCTGTGTTTGATGATGATGGAATATGAGAAAATTTAATAGTATTCAAACAGAGCTTACTGATGATCTTCTTCTTTCTATGCCAAGAGAAGAAAGGCAAGACTTGCTTGATAGTATAGACTCTATAATGTTTATACAGAATCTTACCTCTCCAAAAAGAAACAAAGTAAAAGATCTTATTAGATGGGACAATCCTTTGCTTCCAGAATCAAGTGAAGATCCTGATATGGATTTAAGATTACCAGATCCAAATGGTAGAATAGCTGTTAACTTAACAGATCCGCATATACTGGAAGACATGGACTATTTTAGACCAAGTGCTCTTTACTTTGAAAAGCATGGGTGTTACACTAAGTTGTTTCCAAACAAAAATACCAATTCACTTTATTATAAATTCTGGCAAGAAGAAGCAAGAAGATGCAGAGAAGGATTTGTAAGAGAATCTGATGGAGAGTGGATACCCGGTAACTATTACTTTCAATTAAACTTTGCACCACTGCTTAGAGCAGAAATTATAAAAGGAACTAAACAGGCTGACAGGCTTGAAGGCTTTGCTTACGTGTATGATGCAGATTACTGGTTCTTTCACTATTGTGAACAAGCAAGAGCACAAGGTAAGCATGGTGCCAACTTAAAACGAAGGGGTTGTGGTTATTCAGTAAAGGCATCTAACATGTTGGCCAAGAATTTTATACTTGGAGACACAGATAAAGCTAGAAAGAAAGTAAAATCATTTGCTATTGCTAATGAGAAAGAATACCTAATCAAGGATGGTATCTTAAATAAATTTGTTAACGTAATTGACTGGAATGCAACGCATACGCCATGGCCGAGAGTTAGAAGTTTAAAAGATTCTTTAAATGATATGCACTGGAGGATGGGTCGTAAAGATAACATCCGTGGTACAGAGATTGGAGTGTTAAACGAAGTTATGGGTGTTACCTTAAAGAATGATCCACAGAAAGCAAGGGGAAAAAGGGGTGCACTAGTACTTTGGGAAGAAGCAGGTAAATTCTCTGACTTCCTTACAGCTTGGAAGATTGCACAACCGTCTGTTGAAGAATCTGGATATGCATTTGGATTTATGATGGCCGGTGGTACAGGTGGTGTTGAAGGTGGGGCATTTGAAGGATTAGAAGAAATATTTTATAACTCAGATGGTTATAACATTATGTCAATGCCTAATGTGTTTGACAAGAATACAAATGGTAAAGGTAAGTGTGCATTTTTCTTTGGTACGTATCTTAACTTCCGTGGAAAAATGGATGAGAATGGCAACAGTGATGTTATTGGTGCCATGATTGAAATCAATAAAAACAGATCTAAAGTAAAGTATGGGTCATCTGACTTAAACACAATTGTACAGACTAAAGCAGAGGAGCCTATTACTCCGCAAGAAGCAATCATGCGTACTCAAGGTTCAGCTTTTCCTGTAGCAGATCTAAGAGATTACTTAGAAGACATAATGCCAAACATGGAAAGATTCTGTGATTCTCACTGGATAGGAAGCTTATCTTATGATGAAGAAGGGTTTACTAAGTGGGTAAACAGTACTGATCAGAATCCTATTAGAGAGTTTCCATTTAAAGTAAAAGGAAACACTAGTGCTGATGGAGCTATTGAGATATTTGAAATGCCTAACAAAGATAGAGACGGTAATGTGTTTCAGAACAGATACATTGGCGGAATAGATCCAATTGATAATGATTACACAATTGGTGGGTCATTAGCGTCTATACTTATATTTGATTTATGGACAGACAAGATTGTTGCGGAATATACTGGTAGGCCAAGATTGGCAGATGAGTTTTATGAAACATGTTTAAGACTAACTTCATTTTATAACGCACAATCAAATTACGAGAATAACCTGAAGGGATTGTTTTCTTACTTCTCCAATCGTAATGCTTTGTATCTGCTTGCAGATAGTCCAGAGATTTTGCGTGACATGGACATTGTAAAGAGTGCTCTCTTTGGCAATAGAGCAAAAGGTACTAGAACAACCAAAGAAGTAATTAAGCTCGGTAAAACGCTTCAGAGACAATGGCAACTTGCTCCGTATGAAGAAGAAAGATATGATGAAGAAACCGGAGAGTCTAGTAACTTTACAATCCCTAATCTAAGAAGGATTAGAAGCATTGGATATATAAAAGAATGCATTGCATGGAATCCAGATATAAACACAGATAGGGTATCTGCAATGGACATGGTTATGATATTAAGAGAAGATAGGGCAAAGATGACAGATGCTTTTGAAGATCAAACTGAAGTAGACTCAAATACTTATTTTCATGACGATCCTTTTCTTGATGAAAACTGGCAAAATGCAGTTACCAAAATGTCCACAGGCTCAGGCCCCAACAAGAGCTTCATTAATGGGTTTTAGCTATAATATTAAAACAAATAAAGGAAGAATATTGATTAAATTTACAGAATATATTTAGATATGTCAGATACAAAAAACTTTCCTAGTCAAAAAATGCCTTTCAGCAAGAAGGGTAAGCAGTGGCGTAAAGACCACATGGATTGGGCAGACCATAACAGTTATTTAAGTAACTCAAAGGTTCGTAGAAAATTAAAGCAAAAAAGAATTAACCTCAACCTATACAACGGTAAGGTAGATGTTAATGATATGAAATTGATTCTAAACCCAGGAGGTATGGAACAATTTTTTGTGCCTGATGCTATACAACATTATCCAATTATAACTCCTAGAGTTAATGTATTAGTTGGAGAAGAAAAGAGAAGAAAGTTTGACTGGTCTGTACAAATAGTTAATCCTGACACTTTATCTAAAATTAAAGAAGACAAGAAAAAGTTAGTTGACGCTAGACTTATGGAGATGTTACAGTCAGAAGTATCTGATGAAGAGCTTGAGCAAGAGTTAATAAAATATGGTGATTATATTAATTTTGATTACCAAGATATTCGTGAAAAAAGAGCTAATCTTTTAATGAAGCATTACATTGGTAAACTTGACATGAAAATTCAATTCCAACAAGGTTTCAAGGATGCCTTAATAATGGGAGAAGAAGTTTACATGTTTGACATAGTTAATGGAGAAGTAACATTTGAAAAGCTTAATCCATTAAAAGTACATACGCTACGTGGAGGATTCTCTAACAAGATTGAAGACTCAGACGTAATTGTTCTTGATGACTTCTGGTCACCTGGTAAAATACAAGATCATTTCTATAATGACCTAAGTGACCTTGATGTAAAAAAATTAGATGAAGGAGAATGGGCTGGAGACAACGTCAACTTA